GGCACGATGCACCTGAGATTGAAGAGTGCGATGACGAACTTGAACCCGATCCTATGACCCTAGCTAAAGCCAAAAAGGAACAAGATATTTTAGATAGCTTAGAAGAAAAAGACAATGAGTAGCTTAGAAGATTACGATTGCAACGAGGTCCTTAGTAAATCGTTTGCTTCAGAAGTAGCGGAAGGCTTTGAAAAGTTTTGGAATAACACACAACTAGGTTACAATAAATACGGAAAGATTATCAGAACAAAAGAAGTAAGAGTCCGTCCTAAAGCTTTTCACGATTTTCATTTTGGAAGGAAGGAAGCGATTGAAAAGATAAATTTATACAACGAAAAAAAGAAACAACAATGAAAGCTTTAATGATTCAATGGGGTAAGGCTCGCTATAGAAAAGCCCAGGAAATATATAAGAAACAAGGCTATAATTCAGAATTACCTGCCTATAAAAAGTTAGGACGGGAAGTACACGTACCGATTGAACACGCAATTAACAAGTTCTTTGAAGATAACCTTCGCCCTAGTGCTCCTGTACCTGTTTGGTTGCCTTTCATATGGGACTTAGAACCTGATGTTGTTGCTTTTCTAGGAGTTAAGGTATTGTTTGATATTCTACCTAAAGAACCTTATATATCCGAAGCTTCCTTTCATGTTGCTAAAGCATTGGAAGATGAAGTAAGAGTCCGTTACTTTAAAGAGCACGTTACTAAGAGTGATTGGCTGTTATTAAAGCACGATCAAAAGGATGTCCTTACAAGAAATAGATTTGTTAATAAGTTTTGGGATAAAGAAAGGAAGTATCACAAGCAAGGAAGGTATCAAAGGTTTGAACTTTGGAGTAAGCGTAATAAGATCATGCTTGGTTCTTGGTTGATTGAATTGATACGGATGCAAACTAATTTATTCCACGTCAAAGTTAAGAGTTCAGCTGGCAGTACAAAACGCAAAGCTATCGCACCTAACAAAGACCTGTACGCATGGGTTAATAAATACGATGAGAATTGTGAGGTTATCCGTCCGTTTTACTTAGCCACTCCTGAACCACCTATTGACTGGGTATCTAACTACGGAGGAGGATATAATAGTGAAGGATTACCTACTCTTCCAATAATGAAGATCAAGAACAACGATGGTATAAAACATCGGGACTTGACCGTAGCTTATGAACCTCTTAACCGACTGCAACGAGTAGCTTGGAAGATCAATCCTAAGATGTTGAACCTTATGAACTGGGCTTGGTCTAGGGATTTGACTATCGGAGCAATGGAGAAGAGCGAGTTGTTAGAACCTCTTGATGTCATACCTGACTTAGCAGATAAAGACCCAGAAGCATTCACTGAATGGAAGCGTAAGCAAAGAGCAATCTATGAGTTCAACTTACGAAGTAACGGACAGAGAATGCGTTGTTTAAAGATACTCAACATAGCAAAACGCTACGCTGACATGGATAAGTTCTACTTTCCCTATCAAATGGATTATCGAGGACGAGTGTATTCAATACCTAGCTATGTTAACCCACAATCCTGTGACTTTGGAAGGAGTGCTTTACAATTTGCTGAAGGAGTACCTATTAACAACAATGAAGATAGCAAATGGTTGCGTGTACACGGAGCTAATGTGTTTGGAGTAAAGGGAAGCTATGAGAAACGACTAGCTTGGATAGAACAAAAGGAGAAGTTGATCCTTGAATGTGCAGATGATCCTTGTGAGAATGACTGGTGGCAAACTGCGAGTGATCCTTGGGCTTTCATACACTTTTGTTTTGAATATGGAGCGTTTAAGAATCACGGATGGGGTTTTGAAACTAGGTTGCCTTGTCACATGGACGCTAGTTGTAATGGCATACAGATTCTTTCTTTGTTAACTAGAGATAAGGAGTCTGCAAGTCATGTTAATCTTTTACCTGACCAAAGACCACAAGATATATATCAGGAAGTAGCTGATCAAGTACACGAGGTACTGATGAAAGACAAGAGTAAGAATAGTTTAGCAGGTGACTGGTTAAAGTTTGGAATAGATCGTAGCTTCACTAAGAAGATAGTGATGTGTAAACCTTTTGGAATGAATGGATACACAAGTAAGGATGCACTGGAAGAAGCTGTTGTTAAACGATTGAAGGAGGGACTAGGTAGTCCGTTTAGTAAGGAGGATTTTAACAACGCTATGATCTACCTCGCTTCTCTGATTAACGACAAAGCTAACAATCTTATACAACCACACATTGAATTGATGAGATGGTTTAAAAGAATAGCAAGGACCGAAGAACCTTTGACTTGGACTACTCCTTTTGGATTGGAAATTGTACAAGCTTTGTATGATCAAACTGTAGTTAAAGTGAACAGCATTCTTAATATGCAAAATACTATCCTTACTTTTAACAACAAACAAACAGGTGTTAGCAGTAAGAGAATGGCAAGAGCTATTGTACCTAATTTTATACACAGCATTGACGCAAGTGTGATGATGGAATTAGCTTGCAAAAGTAATTATTCTATAGCAAGTATACATGACAGCTTTGCAACGCAGAGTCCAAACGCACCGAAGATGCACCAACAATTAAGAGAGATTTACCAAGAACATTTTAGCGATGACCTCATTAACAAGTTCAAGGATGAGGTAGAAGCACAACGAGATTGTACACTGGAAGACAGCCCAGAACTTGGCACACTAGATGTGTCGGCACTAAACGACTGCCAGTATATATTCTCATAAATACAAAACATAAAAAGCAAATGGCGATAAAATCGAGACAGAGAGAAGAAGCAATAACGACAGCTATAGGTACTGCTCAGTACCCTTGGGTTAACACTCCGAGTACAAAGTTTGTGCCTGAAGGAGAGTATAGCTGTAATATAATACTAACGAAAGAAGAAGGTGAAGCTATCATTAAAAAGGTAGAACCTATTCTTGAAAAGAAACAACAGGAACAAGCAGAAGAGTCTGGTAAAAAGGTAAAGACTTATGAGTTACCTATTCAATTAGAAGGAGATACTTATGTATTAAAAGCTAAGTTGAAACCAGTAAATGGTAAGCGTAAGGATGGTACTGAGTTCACTAGATCATTAGGTCTGTTTGATTCCAAAGGTAATCCTTGGGACAGAGCAGTAACGATAAGAGGTGGATCAAAGATTCGTTTAAATGTCCGTCCTAAAACTTGGTTCTCTCCTTTGCTGGGTGCTGGTGTATCACTAGAGTTACTAGCTGTACAGGTGATCGAGTTGTCAGACGGGGAGCTATCCAGTCAAGCAGCAGAATCCTTTGGCTTTACTGAGGTTGAAGGAGGATATGTTAACGGAGGTGAAACCCTTGACCAAGCTCTTGATGCGGAAGAAGAAGAAGACATTATCAAAGCAGACTTTTAGGTCTGGATTTGAAGAGAGAATAGCATCACAACTAAGACGCTGTGGTATAAAGTATACTTACGAATCGTTAGTCATTGAGTACAAGCGACTTAGCACTTACACTCCTGACTTCATCCTCCCCAACGGAATCATTATTGAAACCAAGGGGAGGTGGGTCACGGAGGATAGGTCTAAGCATTTGTTAATCAAGGAACAACATCCTGATCTAGACATTAGGTTGTTATTCCAAAACGCTTACAACAAGATTCGTAAGGGTAGTAAGACTACCTATGCAATGTGGTGCGAAAAGAAAGGAATATTATATGCACATAAACAAGTACCAAAATCATGGCTTTCACTAGAACGCACCAGCAGTGTGCAAAGTGTGGATCGAGTGACGCTCTTGCCGTCAACGAAGACGGAAGCACAATGTGTTTCAGCTGTGATACATACAGTCGAGGCAAGCAACAAACTATGACAACAACCAACAACGATACATCATTTATACAAGGGAAACCACAGGAAGTAGCTAGACGAAACTTAACTAAGGAGACTTGTCAGAAGTGGGGGTATCACATTGGAACTCACAACGGAGAACCAGTACACATCGCTAACTACAAGAGTAGGAACGGAGCATTAGTAGCACAGAAACTACGATTCGCAAACAAAACTTTTTCTATCAAAGGAGAGCTGTATGGATTATACGGACAGCACCTTTGGAGTAGTGGAGGAAGAAGAGTAGTAGTGTGTGAAGGGGAGATTGATGCGTTAAGTGTTAGTCAAGCCTTCGGAAACAAGTGGGCTGTAGTGAGTGTACCTAACGGAGCAGGAGGAGCAAAGAAGTATGTCAGTCAAGCGATTGATTGGTTGGAAAGCTTTGAGAAAGTAATCTTCTGTTTTGATAACGATGAACCAGGACGAGATGGAGCAGCAAAATGTGCAGCACTCTTGACTCCTGGTAAAGCACACATTGCAGAACTGCCACTAAAGGATGCTAATGATATGTTAGTGGCAAAGCGTAGCGAGGAGTTGGTG